TAGTAAAAGCACCTGCCGCTGGCGTGGATGTGCCCACCTGAGTGCCGTTTACAGAGCCGCCTGTGATGGTTGCGTTAGTAAAAGAAGAGGCCCCAGAAGAGGTGACGTTTCCTGTTACGTTACCGGTGACATTACCCGTCACGTTACCGGTGACATTACCCGTGACATTACCTGTAAGTGCGCCTGTTACGTTACCGGTGACATTACCCGTGACATTACCGGTTAAAGGCGCGGTAACGTTAGTGGCCAATAAGTCTGCAAAAACTTGGGCGACCGTTGCACTCGCACCGCCCCCATCAAATTTTAAGACAACGTCTTTCCCAGCAGGCACTTCAAAGTCATTGGAAGCGTTGTACGTTCCTTGAAACAAGATCAAAGAGCGACTACCGCTCAAAGAGTTGCGAATGTGAACGACCTTTTCCGCATTGTTAGGAGTCAACTGAAAATACGCGTTAGCTCCCAAATCGCCGCCATCGCTAAACTCAATGAACTTATTTCGACCATTCGACACAGCGCCGTCTGTGATAGGCAAACTATTAGGCGACCCTGAACTTCCCGCAGACGAAACATTGATAGAAATGACGCCGTCAATGGCGCTGTCTATCAGATCAAAGTTTGTGTTGGTCGTACCGCCCCAAGTACCAGACTGCTCACCCGTTGCAATCTTTTCAATACCAAGGTTTGTTGTATATGTACTAGGCATGGTTTCCTCGCTATGCCGCTATTTCGACCCAATTTGCATTTTGACTTGGGATTATTGAATTCCAAGAAGACTGTCCGACTTGTCCCACTTCACCCGTCGCTTCAACTCCGGTAACCAATACACTGATTTCACCAATTGCTGTGACAAGCCCTACGCTAGCTCGCATTCTCGGGCTAGTGACAGCCGCATTAACCCCGGTGCCTTCTATAACGGTCACCGTTCCGGGGCTTCCTGTGGTAGACAGGCCGGTAACGCTGACATTGGCGTCTCCGGTAACGCTGACGCTGTCTACCTCGCCGGTAGCAGATATGCCCGTTACAGGGGCATTTGCGGCGGCATCAATCGCAACGCTACCTACCTCTCCGGTGCCCTCTACGCCTGTAACAGATATGCCCGTGCCGGTCTGGATAATGACCTTGAGGCCCGTGTCCTCAAGCTCGGCAAACGGCTCCTCGGCAAACGAGATGCCGCCAAATAGTGAGCCGCCACTATCAATGGCAATAACCGGCATGGTGGCCTGAAGGCCAGTAACTTCCACGGACGTAGGCAGACTGACCGTGGCGTCCCCGACAGACGCTGTCGCCTCAAGGCCCGTAAGATCAACCGTCTCGTTAAATACAACGCCGTTGCTTTGACCCGTAGCCTCAAGGCCCGTAACCGATACGTTGGCTACGGTGTTGACCGTTATGAAAAACGGCTCGCTTTTCTCCGACGCAAATGGCGCTTCTGCAAAACTGTTTTCAGCAAAAGCTCCGCCATGCTCCTCAATAGCAATCGGCACAGAGCCTTTTGCTGACACCCCCGTTACGGCAACAGTCGGCCCCAGCGGGCTCTGGCTGAAAGAAGAGGCGGAAAAGCTATTTGAACCGAACATGGCGAGTTACCCGTTAGCCATCGCTATTCTTCGCAAGCTCGTTCCCAAAGCTGATCGTTAAACGTGTAGCCGTTTTGGTATGGCACATAGGTTTCGCACCACTCTTCGGAACCCGGTTCCATGTCGTCAGACTCTTGTGCGACATAATCACGCTTAGACCAAGGCTTCTGAGCCCTGAAGAATGTGTCCTTGTTCTTCATGATCTGGCGGTTGAACAGCGCCCGGCCATTATTCGTGATGTAAATCTCTTGACCATCCTCAAGGGTGTAAGTAGACCCGTCGTCATAGTTAATTACTGTTTGGGCTGAAACAGAAAAACAAAAAAATCCGGCAAACAAGCTAACGATATATCGCATACCTAACCGCTCCTCAAGTTTTGAATAAAAGAAAAAGTAGTCCAAACCACGAAACCAGATACGATTATACCTAGAATCACCGCTGAAATATCCAACATTCGCTGTTGGCGGCGGCGTTGTCGGTAGATCATGCGTTCGCGCTTCGCCTTAATGTCGCGGCGCATCTGCATCATCTCTTTGTATGTCTCGACCCCATACGCCCAAGTGATTAGCTCTCGGACCTGCTTTTCCTGCTCTTCTATCTTTTTCTTGGCAATAACAGCATTCAACGCCTGCTCTTCAACAGAAGCGCCGTCAAACATCTTTTTGAAGAGCGGCGGATTTTCCGCTTCGCGCTCGGCCTGATTGATGTCAGATACCAGCGTGTACCAGTGGCCAAGTTTCTTGGCCACATGCTCTATTTCGGCCCCTTTACTGACGAGTACCTGCAACCCCTTGAATGTGGTCGAGGCCATTGCTACCAAGCTCAAGGGGTCCATTCATTGGTTACTCTGGCTTCGTGGGCCAAGTGATTGTGCTGGGGAATCCTTCCTGCTGTGGCACGTCTCGTAAAGCCTGCCTGTACGTTGTCATTTCCGCAGACATGGTGACATCTGAAAGACCAAAGTGATCAGTCTCTTTTAGCAAACTGTCTCTTTTGGCCCGCTCTGACGCCGCCAAGGTAGCCGTATTCTGAGCGTCATACGCCGCCTGCTGATCTGCCACTGAGTGAGTAACGCCCTCATCGTCTGTGTACTCTTGGAACATATCGTTTTCTGTCCAAGCGTGTACCCAGTTACCGTTGGCGTCTTGCTCTACACCGTTGCGTACAACAACCTTGTAGTCTCCAGAAGGCTCTGGCTTGGGTGACGCTATTATAGGGTCAATCCCAAGTGTCTCGTTGACGTTTGCGTTCCACACTTTAGGCAGTGAAACATTCGGGTGCATACTGCGGATTTGGCCTTGAGTCTTGACCTCCCCCGTTGATCTAATGCGATATTCAGACATAGTTGATTCTCCTATGCGATTGCTAAAAAGAGGTAATTCTGACCAGATCCGTTTGTTCCATTGCCAGTGGCTATAATTTTAAATCCAGTAGAATCAGGCTCTAATACTGAAGAAGAGCTTTCAGCGCTATTGCTGTTTAAAGTGATAAAGGGTGATGTTGGAGGGGTTGTTGTAATGCCTCTTACTGAATCAAAAACAAACCAACTTGTAGAGTTAGCGCTTGTACATTTAATCAAAACAAACCTAGCACCACTACTAAATCCACAGTCTATAGTTTGCGTAGCTCCTGTGCCGCTGTAAGTACCAACCTTTGATATTCCGGGGACTGTTGCAAACAGGTAAGAGATGTAATTTGCACTGCTATAACTAGCCAAGGAATCAACATAATAATTTTCAGCGGTAGGTGCTGTGGGGAAAAGGTTTTCTTCAGAACCTGACCCGTCAGTGCCGTCCAGCCTTATTAGCTGATCGCCGCTAGAAAGAACTGTGCAAAGCGAATACCATCCACTAAGCGCAACACTTGTTCGTGGTTTGTTTAGAATTAACTGAGGAACAACGCCTAAGTTATGCGGAACTGTGACTTGCGATCCTGTCCCCGTATAAGTCACAACATCAAAGAATCCCGGCGCTCTGCGGAAAAAATAATCTATATAGCTATAGGTGTTTTTATTGAGGTCGCCTAAAACCGAAACCCCGTCTTGATGATCCCAGCCGGGAGTCTCAAATCGAGTGGACTGCGAGCCTGATGTGTTTGTAAATAGCGCATTTTTTCCTGTAAGCCTAGCGCCTATTGCTCTATCTTCTTGCTGGTTTGTCGATGTTATAAGAGCGGCGTCAACTGGGAAATTTACACCCGTTATGTCTATAGCGTTGTCATCTACGCCGTTTCTTGTGTCTAAATCAAACAAATCAGTAGCCGCAAACTCTGATGCGGGCTTTTGGGGTCTGCGGATGGCTACGTAGACGTAAGAATACCCGCTTTCATTTTCCCAGCGGCCACTGGCTTGTATTTGAAAGCCTGTTGGCTTAGGGACGAATTTATTTGATGTGTTTGTACTCTCAAAATCATCGCTATTTGGTGTAAGCCTTACAGCGGCGGAGTCGCTCATCTCTCTCATCATGTCGACAATAATCCAGTAGGGATTATCTCCGCTTCCCCCATACTGGGAGCTTTTAATTAAAAGCCACTGCGGCTCAAAACCCAATTCAATATCTTGTGTTGATGAAGTGCCGTCATAACTCCCACACTTAATAATCGACTCGTCACTATCTGTGCCGAAGTCTTGGGCATCGTGGGCGAATAGGTAGGCTATATACGAACCCCCTGAAGCATTAACAGAAGTAGCCGTTCCAATAGTAAATTCAGTTGAGGTCGGAGCAGTATCATTCCATATTGTATTGTCATTACTTCTGGCATCGTTACTATTCAAAGCAAGATAAAAATCTTCTGGTGCTGTAGCATCTACACCACGATGATAAACACGCCAACCTCCAGTAGAATCCCGTCTTTTAACTATAATCATGCCGGGAACACTTCCAAGATTATGAGAAACAGTCTTAGCTGACCCCGTTCCTGTATACGCTACAACATCAAAGAACCCCGGTTGTTTGCGGAATGACCAAGAAACATAGGGTCTGCCGTTTGCGTTTTGTAATTCGCCAGTTTTGCCAACCGTAAACCCGTCAGAATTAAAGCTAATGAATCCGTCATAGCCGGTAAAACTAGCGTCGTTTGTTTCGCTTTTAAATCGCTCGTCATCGCCTCTTTCTGAATCTACTAGGGTGTGCGACTTTCCGGTACTGCCTCCGCTTCTCTTTTTTATCCAAACAAGGCCACCTTCACCATTAAGGTCAAGTCCATTTTGAATTTGGTTGGTAGAGCTATCGCTAGTGCCGTTTCCCTCATACAAATACGTCGAAAACACATCGTCAACGTAAACAGCTTCGCCAGCGTTACCAGCGGCGGCTTGAATTGCTTTTAAGGTTGCGCGACTCATCCTAGAGCTTGCCCTGCTGTAAATCCGTAGTAGGTAGTGCCGCCGTCATGGGTAATAAAAACAAAGTAATCCACCGCGCTGGCAGTAGCCGTTAGTGTTGGTGCTGTGGCGCTAGGCCAATCCACAGACGCAGGCCAAGTGACCGTGTAGCCAGAGGCGCTGGCGTCCTGAACGATCTTTAGCGTAAACGCAGATACCTTGCCGCTAGAGGCTGGGTTGCTGAACGTAAACGTGGTGTTTTCTGTCAGCGTGTGGCTAAAATTAGTGCCGTCTTGGAGGTTGCATGTTGTCGCATTACTCGTTGATGTAACCGCCGTGTATTCCTCAGAAATGCCGTTATCAAACGTCACCACGCCGTTGGCATCTGCGGTAGCCGCCTTAGACGCCTCGGTTAACCCTAGCGTGGTGATGTCAAGATAGTTAATTTCTGCTGTCGTGGCTGTGACACCGCTTAAAATGTTCAGTTCTGCTGTTGTAGCTGTAACACCGTCTAAAATATTAAGCTCTGCCGGAGTCGCAGTGACCGCCGTGCTATTAATAACAAGTTGATTGGAGTCGTCCAGATATACCGACTTCTCAGCAGGGTACGCAATAAACACGTTCTTGCTACCAGCACCGAAGCTGACTGCCGATCCGCCGTTGGAGCTTTCCAAGATGGTCGTTCTGGCTAACGTGTTGCCACCACTGGAATACGTCCCCAAGCCGATTTCGTAATCAGAGTTGGTTACGTCAATGATTGCGTAGTACGTTGTGTCTGCGTCAGACAACACCGCCGAGAACGCTTGGAAGTTCGCCACGGCACCGCCCAGCGATATCGCTCCCGTGCCGGTGGTCGATGTTGTCTCTTTTACTCTGTCTTTAAGGACAAGTGCCATTGTCTTCTCCGATTAACTATTCTGGCTCAGTAGGCCAGTTAATGCTGTTTGGAAACCCCTCCTGCTGGGGCACATCTCGCAATGCCTGCCTGTAAGAGGCCATATCAGAAGCCACCGCCACGCCACTCTCTAGCGCTTTTAGTGCGACCCAATCCGTTTGCCTCAGCAAAGCGTCTCTTGCCTCTCTCGCATCTGCCGCTAACTCAGACAGGGGAGGAGTTGGAGCGCCAAAAACAGAACCGTCGAATGAATCTCCTATTCTTGCTGAGTCACTTTGAACCCAAGATGCAGTTAACGCAGATTCAGACTCCGCAATATTAACAACAACCCCATTTTCGATTACTGCATATCTCATCTTTGCACTCTCACCAAGACCAAACCCGGAGTCGGCCTACAGCGCCCACGCCAGAGGCCGAATCATCAGATGCGCCGCCGCCGCCACCGGGAGCCGAGCCATTTGATCCTGCCGCGCCAATACCGGACGTTCCGCCACTACCTCCAAACACAGAGCTTCCCCCCACGTTAGAGGTGGTTTTAGCGCCACCGCCACCACCGCCACCATAAATTGTGTCCCCGCCTTTATAAGAGGCAAGCCCGCCCAAGCCAGCATAGCTTGGGGCGACGGCCATTGATATATTGTCTATATTAAACCCACTTGTATCCCCACCCAGTCTGTATGGGGTTCCTCTGCCTGAGACGTTATTTTTTAATCCGCCCAAGCCGCCTTTTGCGGTTAACAAAGAGCCGAAGCTGGTCGCGCCTCCGTTATTACCACTACCTGCCGTTACGCTAGTACCCCCAGCGCCTATCGTCACTGTTTCCGTTGCGCCAACTTCACTAGCCCTAAAAAGGCCCGAAACAAAAGCTCCACCGCCACCCCCTTGCGCCCCGTCTCCACTATAGTTTCCACTTGCACCACTGCCTCCGGCCCCAATAGCTTCGACGTAGATGTAATTAACTCCACTTGCCTTGGTAAAGGTGCCAGACGATGTGAACTCCTGATAGTCCACTGAAGCGCCAACCGCCGCGAAACTAAGAGTGCCGGAGCCATTTGTCACAAGCGCCTGATCCGCACTACCATCTGCCGAAGGCAATGTCAGGGTGAAACTAGACCCGACAGTGGACGGAGCCTGCAATGCCACATACTCGCCGCCTGAAGCGTCTTGCAGACGAAGGTCGCCTTGCGCTGTTAAATCCAACTGCGTGGCTGTGATTGATCCGCCAAGCGCAACATTCCCAGAGGCATCTTTGTTTACGGACTTGCCTGCGGGGTAAGTGATAAACACTTCCTTGCTACCTGCTGACAAGTCAACAGCAGAGCCGCCGTTTGAACTTGCCAGCACCGTGGTGCGCGTCAGAGTGTTCCCGCTGGTCGCATAAGTGCCAAGGCCAACCTCAAAATCTTGGTTGCTGTCATCGACAATAGCGTAGTAGGTGGTGTCACCGTCCGACAGGACCGAGGAAAAGGCGACGAAGTTGACCTCTGCCCCGGCGAGCGTAATCGCTCCCGTGCCTGTCGTGGTAGTGGTTTCTTTTACGCGATCAGCAACGACCAGAGCCATGATTATGCAATCCGAATAATAGCGTTAGATGCGTCAGCAGTTGGGAACACAATGGTGAAGTCGCCCGCACTGGATGACTTGTCAGAGCCAAAGTCCAGAACGACAACTGACTCAGTCGTGCCTGAGCCGCCGCCAGCAGTGGTGTTGTAAATCAACGCGCCGCGAGCAGTGATCGTTGACGAGCTAAACGTCAAGTCGGCAAAATCAGTCAGCGCCGTTGTTCCTGACGTGGTGGGCGTGACGTTGGTCAAAGTACCACCACCGGCAGTGTAGCCCGTACCGCTAACTTCATTAGTCGCGGTATAGTCAGTCGTGGCCGCCGTAAAGCTTGCATTGTTGTCGTACATAGCCAGCTTAAAGGTGTGACCCGTGCTGGCAGTGAAGTCGTGCTTGGCCTGAAGCAATTCCTGCTTGAAGGACGTACACATAAAGTTACCTGTAAAAGCCATATCAAAGTCTCCTGATAAGTTCGGCTAAGTCTTTTTGCCCTGCGTCACACAGGGCGTTATACACAGTGGTTCGGTCGCTTTTAACCGCCTCTTTCATATAAAAAACAAGAACCGCGCGCATGTGATCCTTGTAAGCATTCGCCTGCTCTTTAATTGCGGGCGGGGCGGTATCAGAAACGCTCAGAAGCTTGCTAAGGCATCGCTCGGCAACCTCCTCCGGAGTGAAGCCACGATGGTTGGTAGTCTGTATTTCGACTATTCCGGGGCTTATTTTACCCCCTTCTACCATCATTGTTTAGGCCTTATTAGCATCCCAGTGCGATACTGATCCGTAACTTCTTTGTTCTCACCAAACTGTTTCATGCCCGCCAACGCCATTTGAAGCTGTTGCGTGTACAGCGCGATCATATCTGGCTCGCCTTTCATGAAAGTGTATGCCTCCAGAAGACTGCCATAAAGCATGGCTAGGGGAGCGTTTTCGCTCAACCAAGAAGTGCCGCTATCCGTTAAGCTGGTTAAGCTGGCAGGACGGTAGTAATAGTGTAGTTCTGCCACATAGGCGGCATCCGGCGTAGGCGCTAAGATAAAGTTATCGCGGTCAAACAACGCGTAATATTTAGGCGCTCCCGTGGCAGAGCTATCCGGCGCATACGTTTGTAAAAAGTTGACATCTTTAAAATCAATAAAAACTTTTTCGCCAGAAACCTCAAGAGACAAGGACAATGGGGCCAAAAAATCGGACGGGCAATCTAAATATTTGATGCTACCCGTGGTGTTACCCAACGCATTCTTACGGAAGTCCGTAAGTTGCACCATTTTAAAGATACGCTCTTCTGCATTACGAATAAAAACAGGTAAGTTGTTAACAAACGTGGTTTCGTCGTTTTCCGCGTAATCTTGTATCGCCTGCTTTAATTCACCGTATGTGAAACTCATGATGTCGTCACCGTTACTGCACCAGCAATGCCAAACCCTACTGTTGGCCTAAATGCAGGCCCCTCCACAAGGGGGACCGCTACGGGCACGTCCAAAGGCTCTACACGATCTGGGCGTGGATTAAGAAGGGCCTGCGGATCTACCGCCTTGACACGCGGCTCCAACTGAGGCTGTTTTGGCTCGTATTCGTCACGGCCAACCAACATTCCGGTCCACTCCCGCTTCATCTCGTTAAGCTTGTAACGAAATCCGGAGCGGTCAGAAATGCCGTAGGCAAACTTCCCTGTAGCAAACTTCCCCATTAGAGGAGCCTTGAGTACGCCATAGACGGCTGTATATTGAACGAAGCGCGATCCCTATCCTCTGATGCGGCTCGCTCAAATTCTTCCTCATACACCGCCTTGAGAAGCTGTACGCGGTCAGGGGCGCGTTTGATGGCAAGGTAATACGCTAATCCTGCCGCTAAACAGGGATAAAACCGGAACGGAATATCCATGGTGTTGGTAAACGTATCGGCGTCGTCCATCCGTACAAGCTTGTCAATAATCACCGTGTCAGTGCTGTTTTCAGGCACTGGCCAAAGTTTCAACGTAGGATCTATCTGCCTATCCACAAAAAATTGAGACGGGCGACCTTGTTGCGTCTTAGTGGGAATATTGATGAAGTCACTACGACTAATCCGCTCTAAAGCGTAATCTGTGTTGCTACGCCGTACTACAGCGTTTAAAACGTCAATTGTCGAGGAACCAAGGGCGTAGTTTCCAGTGCCTTGCGTCAAAACTACCGTAGTTTGCTCAATAGTCCATTGATTCAAACCACGGTTGGCCCAATCGCCCAGCATCAGGTTCAACGACCGTTTGGCCGTTTTAAGGTCATAACCAGTACGAACTTCTAGCCCGCACCGCTCAAACGCCTCTTCGATGTAATCGCTTACATCTAACTCAAAGTCTGTTGAACCCGAAACAGCCATGTTTAGAGGCCTTTACTTGGGCAAGAACTACGAACCGCCGCCTTGCCTGACGCGTCACCACCTTTTTTCAACATCGCAGGGCCGCCGCGCATTCTTTTGATTGGTGCTTGCTTCTTCTTGGACATCTTTCTATTTGATCCCGGCATCGCATAATCTCCTGTATGTTTCTTGCCGCTCGTCCCAAAGATGTGCCATCTCCGGGTCTTTTAAATAATTCTCATAATACCCTTTTTCTCTTAGCATTTCCGCCGATTTTTCCAGCTTAGACAGCCTCTGAATAAAGGTTATTGCATACAAATCATCGACTACTGGCTCAAAAGGCACATCAAATGCTTCTTCTTGAGCGTCATCCGGGTGAAAGCCCATGACCCACAGGTCTTTCTGAATGAAAAAACCCATAGAAATAGCATGGTTAATGGAGGCAATGTAGTCGTGAAAAGACTCCGCATCAGGCTCATATTGAAACTCAACGTAACAAATCACATCCCAGCGGTCGTCAAACTGAGATAGCGCCGAGTACAAGCCCTGACGTTTGGCGGTGTAGCTAAAGCAAAACCCGACTTTGTCGTTAGCCCAAGCAGTTTGAGCATAAGGACAAGCCGGAAGGTTGTTAAAAAACGGGTGAGGGGACTCCAAAGCTTGTTTAGACCAAGCCTTGATTTCCTCCATAACGCCTTTTTCTACGTCCATGATCAGGCATACCTAGTTTTTTTTCTGCGGTTGGACATCACCGCACCACAACCTTTGTGATTTTTTCGTACTTCCCCGCCACAAGCGGCCATTTGTACCTTGGCCGCTTTGGTATTTGAAACAACCTGCTTTCCTTTTGCTCCCTCGCGCTTCTTTTTGCGCGCCGTAGCGGCACGTTCTGATTTGCTCAAGCTTTTAGCTTTAGAAAGCGGCAAACAACGATCAGGGTTTTTCTTGTTCTTAGACGTGCCGCACTCGCCAGCAATGTTGCCACTGCTATCAATACGAACCCATTTTTGATCTCGCCATTTAGCTAATTCGCCCATCAGGCTTTGCCTTTTGCCTTTTTGGCATAATT